ATGACGATGAAGGCAACATGACCATTTTGGCTGCCGAATGGGTAGAGCTGTCACTAGTCCCCACGCCTGCTTTCGCTGGTGCTACGATCAGTCAAGTAGCGGCGGAAGCGCCACAAGTCGAGGAACCAAAGGAAGAACCCAAAATGGAAATTAGCCCTGCAGTTGTTGAAGAAACCGTAGTGCCTACAGCACCGATTTTTGCCACAGCAAAGCGTGAACCACGTTTGCCTAGCGCCCACGAATTCATGGCCGCCATGCACAAGGGTGGAATTGAAGCCGCTAACGCCAACAAAGTTTGGAACGATTACCGCACTTTCCACCAGTCGCCCATCGAAGCGGCAGCTGGCGATGTTGTATCAAGCAATGTGGCTGGTGTTGTTCCTGCTTTGATTCTTGGCCCAGTGTTTCAAGACATCAACTACATCGCACCGTTGCTTACCGCAGTCGGTACCCGTGCTATGCCAGGCGGCGGCGCAGGCTCAACGTTTTTACGCCCGACTTGGACAACCCACCCGACTGTCGCAGAGCAATCGGCACAACTTGACGCAGTGTCAGCGACCACTTCAGTGATCGCCTCAAATACGGTTACCAAAAAGACGTTTGCTGGTGCCACTACCCTTTCGTACCAGACCGTTGACTTCACAGACCCAGCCGCCATGGCAATCATCATGCAAGACTTGGCTGGCCAATACCTGTTGGCAATTGACAACTACGCATGTGACACCCTTGTGTCAAGCGCAACCAGTGACGGTGTATGGGACTTGTCAGTAGCCGACTTGCTCAAGTCAATCTACGATTGTGCAGTCACCACCGTTGCGGCCACCAACTTCTTGCCAACTCACATTGCTGTTGACCCAGCAACCTGGGGCTTGATGATGCAGCTAGTCGACACCACGAACCGCCCGATCTTTGGTTACACAGGCGGACAGCTCAACGCTTTCAACACCATCGGTGCCGGTGGCGTAAACGCTTTCCAAAACGCCAACCCACTTGGCTTGCAAATCATCGTTGACAAGAATTTCGCCGCCAAAACCATGGTGATTTTTAATGCCAATGCCTATGAAATATATAGGGCTGATCGCGGATTGCTCAGTGTTGAAAACCCATCTACAGTGTCTAGAACAATGAGTATGTTTGGCTATGCAGCAGTTTTTGCGGCCAACACTTCAATGATTCGCAAGATCACCCAGGCTTAGTCGAAAGGCGGTTAGCCGCCCATGGCTGTTTATCAAGTCATATTCCACCAGCGTTTAGACGATTACGCTGTGGTCCAAACATTGACAGAACCCGAACTTAATTTGGGTTTGCCGTTCACGCTTGCAGGCTTAGGCCACAGTTTGAACGGCACACACAATGTTTACGCCATACCCGAATACCTGTTCACTGGCGTAACTAGTACTGGTGACCTGACATTCGATTACAACTATCCAATACCTAACCAAGTGTTGTTTTATGATGTTGGCGACGATCTTGACCGTACTGCCGCTATCCCACAAGGCACCCTGACCTACACGGAAACCTGCACATGGATTACAGGTACGCAGATTGGCACCTGGCTAGGTATTGCTTTAGCAGGTGTTGACGAAACTGCTTTCTTGACTCAGTGTGCTAATAGCGCCTCCAACTTCATATTTCGCAGACGTCAGGAAAGCGGCTACACGGATTCTTTAACTACGGTGCCTAGTGCCGATGTTGAACTTGCCACGATCATGATGGGTGGCTCGATTTACAGACAACGTGGCGCTATTGACCAATTCGCCAGTTTTAGCGATATGGGTACAGCTGCAGTTTCGGGACTGTCGCCACTAATCAAACAGTTAGCCGGTATCCCACGGCCAGCGGTTGCCTGATGACTGTTTACACTGACCTGTTCAATGAAGCCATAGACGATTTGGCAACCACCCTTGCCACGATCACTGGCATGCGTGTTGTCTTTGACCCTGAAAAAATTAACCCACCTTGCGTGTTTATTGACGCCCCCAGTTTTGACGCCTTTAACTACAACATCGTTACCATGAATTTTTCGGTAAAAGTAGTGACACTAGGGCCAGGCAATCTTGACGGCTTACGCAACGTTTTAAGCATGTGTGCGCAGGTGCTAGCAAAGAATGTCGCCGTAAAGTCTGGGCGCCCTGGCTATATCCCAATCGGCGGCCAAACTTTTGCCGCATATGACCTATCCATAGACGTACAAGCACAGACAGGTTGACCCATGAAATACACAATTATTAGTGACCGTATCGGGACAGTAGGCGCAGAGTTTGTGCCTGGTGCCGGTACAAACATTGAAGCGTTACTAGCTCACGGCTTTATTAAATCTGATGAGATACCTAGCGACAGCCCAGCCCCAAAATCTGCTAAAACTAAAGCACACACAAAGAAGGATTAACCCATGGCTACTTCGACATACCTTTCCAACCCAGGCGTAATGGTCAACAGCGTTTCTTTGACCGACCAATGCACCAGCGCCACGGTCACCAACATGGCCGAAGCTCTCGAATCAACAGCGTTTGGTTCCACCAGCCGTGTGTTTGTTTCGGGCCTTTTTAATCAGGAAATTACGCTTGATTTATACATGTCTTATGCCGCCTCCGAAACCTACGCAACTCTTGCAGCTCTAGTTGGCACCACCACTACGGTGAAAGTTTCTAACACTGTCGCTGGTTTGACCAGTGCTAGCCCGACTGAGCCGCGCTTCGAATTAGTGGGGGCGTATCTTGAAAGCCTTCCTGTCATAAACGCAACTATGGGCGAATTAAGCACTATTTCAATCACTTTTAAGGGTGGCGTTCTTACCACCGTTGTTGCCTAATAACCACACAAACAGAAACGGCCCGACATGCAATTAACACTTAGAGTTGACCAGGGCGAAGGCCCTGTCGAAGTAAGTACAAACCTTTTCACTATCGTTTCGTGGGAACGCAAATTTAAGCGTAAAGCCAGCGACATGGCCAACGGTATTGGTATTGAAGATTTGGCGTATCTTGCCCACCAAGCGTGTCAACAGCACAATGTCACTGTGCCGGTAGTGCTTGACGATTTCATTAAGCGCCTGGTGCTACTTGAGGTAGTTGACAATGAGCCTGAGCGCCCTACCGTGCCAGTACCTACAGACACGCACTAGCACAAGTTTTAGTAGCGACAGGGTACTGGCCTCAGCAAGTAGAGTTTGATACTAATGACCTAGCGACGGTCATAAAGGTAATCAACGAAAGCCGAAAATGACATGGGCGTTAGCGCAACAATACAAGTAACTGGTGTCAAAGAAGCACTGGCCTACTTAAACGGTGTTGACAAAACTTACCGCCGTGAAATCACACGGCAATATGCCGCCATTGTTGAACCCATCGTAAAAGACGCACAAGCTCATTTGCCTAGTAGCGCCCCAATGTCAGGGTGGAAACGCAAATACAGTGTTGGTGGTCAGGAAAAAGCACAAGCCAAAGGTCAGACTTCACGCCTGGTAGGTCGAGGCACTCAGCGTGACAATTTTAGCCGTGCATTTGATGAAGCCACAGATTTGTTGCCGTGGGACGGTGCCAAGCAAGCCAAACTAATCAAACCGTTTGTGTCAGGCAAGAAAACCAAAGCCAACACTTTTGGGTTGAAATGGAACAGCAAAGCCGCCGCACTGTTTGACCTGTCAGGCCGTGCCAAAACGCCACAAGGTGAGCAAATGATTACCGTTTTGGGTAGCCGTTTTGGCAGTCCTAGCCGTGTCATGTGGAAATCGTACGAACGTGCCGATGACCAATTACAAGCAAACATGCGTAAGTTAATTGAAGAAATCATGGCCAGTGTTAACCGAAACATGAAGGTGATCTAATGGCTATTTCAATTCCGATAGTCACAGAACTGGACAACAAAGGCATAGACCGTGCTGTTCGAGAGTTTCAGAAACTAGAAACCTCAGGGCAAAAAGCAGGCTTTGCGATAAAGAAAGCCGCCGCCCCTGCAGCTCTCGCATTAGGTGTTTTAGCAGACTTTGCTGGTGACGCTGTTAAAGCGTTTATGGAAGATGACAAAGCGGCACAAATACTTGCCACTAGCCTTAAAAACACTACGGGTGCGACTGACGCCCAAGTGGCCAGTGTTGAAAAGTTCATTACTCAAACCTCAATAGCAGCTGCTGTTTCTGACGATGAGTTACGCCCAGCATTAGAAAAACTTGTGCGTGGTACTGGCGACGTAACCAAAGCACAAGACTTGCTAAGCCTTGCCCTCAACATATCCGCAGGCACCGGCAAAGACTTAGGCGCTGTTTCTGACGCACTGTCAAAGGCTTTTAACGGGCAACTGGGGCCATTAAAAAAACTTGACCCTGCTTTGGCTAGTTTGATTGAAAACGGCGCTACAACTGACGAAGTTTTCGCCGCATTGGGCCAAACTTTTAAGGGTGCCGCCTCGACTTCAGCCAACACCGCTTCAGGTAAAATGAAATCGTTTTCTATTCAAATGGGCGAATTCAAAGAATCTGTTGGCGCAGCTGTGTTTCCAATAGTTGAAAAATTGTTGCCAGCGTTTCAGGCTATGGGTACATGGATTAGTAACAATGTCGGTTTAGTTGTAACCCTTGGCGCTGTCATTGGTGGCATTGCCGCCGCCGTTATGTTGACCAATGCGGCGTTGGCAGCCTGGGCCGCCGTTAGTGCTGTCACCGCCGCTATTAACGCTGTTACGGCCGCTTCATTTACCGCCCTTTGGGTGGCTACTGGTGCCGTTGTCATCATTGCAATCATTGCGGCTTTGGTTGCTCTACAAGTCAAATTTGATATTTTCGGTAAGGCTATTGACGGTATCAAAATTGGATTTAACGCCGTGTGGGGCGCTATCAAATATGTCTTTAACTGGGCTAAGGACAATTGGCCGTTATTGCTAGCAATTATTACTGGCCCTTTTGGTATGGCTATCGCTTTTGTAATCAAATTTAAAGACGA